ACCGCTGGCACCCCGGACGCCACGGCCATCCGGGTTTCCCCAGCCCCCGTGGTCATCTTGTAGTCGAGAGCCCGAAGATCCACTGTCAGTGGGCGGACGTCGGCGCCGCCACCCATGAACAAGGTTCCGTAGGCGTTCTCCGCCCCACCGTGCATTTCGTCGAACTTTTTCTTGTACAGGTCCATGTCTTTCGGCGGGACCTCTTTGTCGAACGTCACCGCGAGCCGGGGGGTCGCGGCGTTCTTGAAGAACCCCATCTTGTGTGTCGCGGCAGCGTCGTCAGCGAAGATGTCTGTGATGATCGGCGTGAGCCAGCTCATCCCGAGGAACCGCGCTAGCGGGTCCGGTTTCGGGGAGTAGTGACAGACCTCGGACGGCAGCAGGATCAGCGGTTCCCGGACAACACGTGAGCCGCCCCAGCCGCTCGGAGGGCGCGGTAGATACGAGTACGCGACGACCCGGGCGTCGAGCGCGTACGGGTCGCCCGAAGGGCCACCGATGATGAGGGTCACCCAGTCGGGGCGCATCCGGACCATCCGGCGGTTGTCGTCCCGGCGCGCGGACCGCCCGACCCGGCCGTGATCATCGCAGGTCGTCCAGTAACTGTTGCCCGCAACGGACCCGTCGACTTCGAACCGGGACAGCATCTCCCCGGTCGTGCCGTTCGGCCACGGTCGCTCAAGCAGCGCAAGCTCAGAGTTGCCGAACATGTCCTGCGGGCGGCCACCGGTCCAGCGCTGCCACTGAAACCGGGCTTGACTGAATACCTGCTGACGACGGTCGATGGCAGAGAAAACGATCCCGTTGCTCTGATAAAGCCGCTGGCAGTAGTCGATGAATGAGACGTCGAGCGCTTCGCTTTCCGGGCCGGACGCTGACACTGACGGCCACGAACTCGTCAAGACGTCACCGCCCCAGAACGGTGGCTCCGACCAGGCTTTCTGAACGACGGCGTCCGCCGTCGTTGCCCTACGGGCGCGGATGCGGTCGAGTAGCGCCGCCATCAGTGCCTCCCGTCTTTACGCCAGTCGTCGCTTGCATCTTCCCAGCCCAGCGCAACGGCAGCGAACACCCACTTCCCGGCGCCGATCACGGGTATCAGCACCGCGCCCGCTAGCCAGCCGAACGCGTACGCGAGGGTGGCTAGCACAACGATGATCCACCAGTACCAGGGTTCAACGTGCGCCTTGACGACACCGGCGGCTTCGGCTGTCGGGCCGGGGTTCAACCAGTCGTCGTCCAGTATCGGCGGTCTCGGCACGGACTCAATCGCTGCCATCGCGGGCCGCCTCTCTTGTTAGCTCCCGAACCACGGTACGAGCGGTTTTGGTACGGTCAGCAGCCCCCACAGAACCACGGTGGTACCCACCAGCGGAGCAATCCCGGTTTCACCGCGCCGGTCCCACGCCCAGCGGTCCCCGAGTGGGCGTTTCGTTGAACCCTCCAAGGCTTCGGCGATGTAGTCGATGCCGTCGGCGTTCGGGCCGGGGTAACGCCACCCGAGGTTAGTCGTCACGTCTTGCAGGTGACCGCACGCGTTCCCCATCCCGGCACTGTTCACCGGCAGCACCTTCAACCCGAGCGGGTAACCGTCGTCGCCTTCGAGCGCTTCCATGTCCGGGATCAGCGCACCCGCCGGACCGGAATCGTTGACGACCCACCCGATTGGCCCCCATTTCATTTCCAGCTGCCGGATCCGCTCAAGAATCCAGTCGGTGCCCGGCCGGTAGTCGATGACTTTCGCGTGCTTCAACCCGTCATCGCGGTAACCCCCGGCGACGATCACCGAAGCCGACCGGTCCAGTTCCACATCGACGGCGAACAGCGGGCGCCCGATCAGCCGGGACCCCGGATCGGCGACCGCTTCAAGCGCCGACAAGCTGATCGCCAGCGGCGCCATACTTCTCACCCGCGTGCACAGGACTTCCGTACGGAACTTGATCAGCTGTTCGCCCCCGGCCAGGAAAGCCCGGCGCGCCTTACCCACGAGGGCGTCCAGGTCGATGCGTCGCCCGAGATTCGGGTTCGCCATCGCCAGGTTCGCCGGGTCCGTCGGGTCGCAGTCTTCGGGCGCGGTCCACCCGAAGTAGCCGAGCCGGTAATCCCCACGGCCGCTGGTGATGAACTCCAGGCCCTGGTCCTGAAATGCGTTCAGGACCACCGACCGTAGGTCGCCCGCGTTGCTGATCGCCCACGCCTGAAAACTGGGGACCGCGTTTCCAGCGTTCTCGGCCGCCTCATGCGCGGACCAGTCGCGGTGCTGACGCAGCTCGTCCTCCACGAGGCGGGCGACCGTCAACGATCGTCCACCTTCGTCATTCGACGCGGCGATCTTGTACCGACTGCCGGGGATGACCTCGGGTTCCCGGCCGTCCTTGTGTTCGATCACCTCAGGCAGGGTGGCGATTTCCTGTTCACCGTTGGACTGCCGGACGGTCGCGGTTTCGTCCCACAAGTCCGGCAGGGTCCGCGCGAGCGACACGGCTTTCAGCCACGACTCCCGGGCATAGTCGAGCTTCGTACTCGTGCCGAGAACCAACCCGACCTGCTGGACGTACAGCCAGAACAGGGTGAGCATCACCAACATTTCGGTTTTGCCGTTTTGTCTCGCAACTAAGACGAGAATCTGCCGGAACCGGGGCCGCCCGTCCGGGAGCCGCTCAAGCCCGTGAATGCCGAGCCAGCGCTGCCACGGGTCGAGGGGGCGCCGCAGGATGTCCCGACAGAACTCCGCGAACGCGAACCCGTCCGACGTGTCGTCGGACAGGGCGCATCCGCAGCCGCATTCGCCCGCTGGGCCGCTCACCAGGGGCCGGGTGTACTCCCGGGGCAGAGTCGAGCCGAGAACCTCAGCTGGGGCGGGACTTGGCGCGGTTACGGAGCTGGCTGAGTCGAGTTGCTGCGGCACCTTCCGCACCTCCCGGGGCTGCGATGGCCTTGCGGTCGGTCGGGTTCAGGCCGAGACACGACAGCATTGTGGTGATCTGTGTCTCAAGGTTGCGCAGAGCCACCCGTTCCAGTCGGTCACCGTTCTGAAGCACCCGCAACCGCAGCATGGACCTTTCGTCCATCGCCTCACACAGGATCGTCACATACTCCAGGTCCATCACCGGGTTGATCCACCCGCACGGCATCGCCCACATCCGCTGCCAGAACCGCAACCCTTCCGGCCCCAGCGGGCGCGGCGAATCGGGGATGGGGCTGATCGAGACCACGTTCACCAGCCCACCTCGCTCAGTCGTTCCCGGACGTCCCGTTCAACGTCGGCGGCCGGGCGGGCCGCATCGATCGTCACCACCCGCACCCCCAACATCATCAGCTGTGAGGACAGATTCGCGGCCCGGGTCCCGGCCCCCTGCCGCCACGACAGGGACTGCTCGGAGCCGCGCTGTGCGCACCTCTCGTCGAGTATCCGCCCGGGGGCCACCAGTTCCACCACGGTCAGGTCCGTTGAGCCGTGGAGGGCCATCAGGAAGGCCTTGTTGGCGAGCCGGGCCCCCTCACCCCAGACCTGTTCGAAGTCGCGGGCGCCGAGCGCAGCCCAAGCGCACGCCTGCGGGTTGACGGACATACCGAGAGCGTCGGTCCCGCTGAAGGCCTTGCGCCGGTAGCCGAGCGACACCCCGAACGATTCCCGGGTGAACGGGGCCGGTGTGGCGTTATCCGGGGCGTACAGGTGCTCCACGACCAGCGGGGCGGTCCGGGGCGGCGCCGGGATCTTCCACGGATCGCCCCGGTCGTACTCGGCCAGCAGGGCGTCCATCAGCGTCGACTTCCCCACCCCGGGTGGGCCGATCACGTATACCGCGCGGGTCACAGCAACTCCAGGGCCCGGTGGACCGTCGAAGGGCCCCAGCGGACCCCGGAGTGCCACAGCGGCGGGAAGGTGATCACGTCGTTCTCCCTGGTCGGATACCCGGTGTCATCCGGTCTGCCCTGGGGTCGCCACCCCTGCACGGGATCGCCCCAGCTGTCCACGGTAGCGAACGGGGCCAGGCGGGTGAATCGCTCCAGCCACGTGGCCGAATGCTTCACGACGTCCAGCTGATGGGGCCGCTTCTGCGGGATCAGACTCGACCCGGCCCACCAGGTGCCCGGCTGGCCGGGGATCGGGTACGCGTAGGCCATCACGTACCGGCCCTCACGGCAGTAGATCGCCGGGTGCTGTAGGTACAGCTTCGCGGTCAGCTCCGGCGCGAGGCTCAGGTGCACGGGCCGGTTCCAGCCCCACACCCACCGGTGAAGGCGTTCAGTGAAGCCGTGCGCCCGGATCAGGACGTGCGGCCCAGTCGGGCGGGCCGCACGCATCAAGGCGACCTCCTGGCGCACTTCGCCCACGAAGCGTGGGACGTTCACCTGGACGGCGGTACAGGACGACACGGACCAGCCGCTCCCGACGGCGGCCGGTCGAGGGCCGCTATGGGGTGGGGTTTTCTGTGTATAGACGTACTGCACCGGCTCGCACGCCCGGTACACCGGGCCTGGCCCGCCCGGCTCTGGACCGCCTTCAATGGCCCACTCCTGCCAGACCCGTAGGTCGCTAACGGACCGTTCGTCACCGGCCGGGTAGACCAAGCCTGTGGACGCAGGCCAGGCCCGGTGTTCGTCGTCGATGTCGTTCCAGGTGAACAACTCACCCCGCCTGAGCAGGTGGACGGCCGTCAAGCAGCCGAACCACCCCATCCCCTCTATGTGGATCATCGGGCCAGCACCTTCCCTG